GGCGCGGTCGGCGATATCGACTGGGGGTTCGTCGGTAGAGAAGATGGCTGGTTTAAGCATTGGGATTGGCCTCATGGTGAGTGTGGGTATTGTAGAAGTCGAAGACCTTGGTCCATGTTTCTTGGGGCACTTCGACTGTGCGGGTAATAGTCAGGCATTCGTTGCATCTGGTGCGGCGAAAGACCCAGTAGAAGTCTGCGTCAGGTTCGATGTATTGGCGGGTGTCTATGGTCCTGGTCTTGGCGGAGCAGTTAGGGCATTTCATGCAGCTTCGAGCTCTGGGTAGCCTTCGAAGAGGGGTAGGGGAAGGGTGCGTAAGAGTTTGTGGTGCGGGAGTTCGTTAGTGATGGGGCAATCGGATAAGACGAGTGTTTTGTCTTTATAGGTCTTGACGCGGTTAGGGTTGGGAACGAATTTTCTTGGCGGGGTTCGCTCGAAGGTAATGAGGCTTGGTTCTTGGTCCGCGATTCTGTAAGCCCAGACTTCTCTGGAGCTGCCTTCCAAGAGGCAGACCAGTCTTCTGACAAGTCTTCCGGAAAGGTAGAGTTTGCGGATGGCGGTTTCGATGGTGGAGATGCTCATGCCGGACAAGACGACCATGCCGGTTGAGGATTCCTTGTTGAGGATAAAGAAATGTTCGACCCGTTTAAGGATTTCTTCAGCTTTTTTTTGGGCTTCTTGTTTAGTTGCCATGGTGTTCTGCTCACTTTAGAAGTTTAAGGCGCATGAGCAGGGCCACGAGCCATGATTTCTGACACTGGTCGAGTTGACGTTGAGTGTCTTTGAGGGCTGTTTCGAGTTTAACTCCGTGCTCGCAGACGATGGAGTAGCTGGCCTCTAGCTCGGCGAGCTTTTGTTGGAGGTCTTGTACGCCTTTTTTGTAGATGTTGTACTCGGTTTGAACATCAGCTGGGTGACGATCAAATTCGAAGGACTTTTTGCTGCGCGAGAGTATTTCCAGGTCACGGAAAGCTTCTTCTTCCTCTGGGGTGCTGGTCAGGTACATCAGATCTTCCTTTCTATAGAGTGGGGTGATGATAGCAGTTTTGCGGGTTTCTAAAGAAAACCAGCTTTCGTGAAGCGCGAGTTCGCGGACCTTGAGCCTTTTCTTAGATCGGGGCGTGGTTTCCGCGAGCCAGGCCGAGGGCCGTGGTCCGTGAGTCATAGCCATTGGGTGTTTTTCCACCAGAAGATGATGGAGTGGCGGTGTTTTCCTCCGATAGGTTTAATCCCGTGTTGGATTTTGCTGCCGTGGAAAAAAGTTAGCATGCCTGTTTTGGGGGCAATTGTGATTCCGTTGCTGGTATAGAACTCTCCTCCTGTGAAATCTGAATGCAGGTAAATAATGCTGTTGTAGTCGCCTCCTTCTTTAAGTAAGTGATCGTGTCCATGTAGGCCGACTGGGCAGTCAATTGGCCAGGTTTGCAGTTGAATTTGATGCCAGGTCAACCGGACCTTAATTTTGTGTTCAATGAATGCTTTGACTTGTGGGCCAATTGGGTCGTCGCTGATGTCGATGTTTCGTGATTGGAACATGTCTAACGGGTGAAAGCCTTGTTCAACTCTATTTTTATAATGCGCGCTGACCCGTTCTTTGTATGGGGCGCATCGTTCTGGGCTAAGGAAGTCGTGGAACACGGAAATCATGTCAGTTCCACCTCAGATTCCGTTTCAATCCACACTTTGGCACCGCAGGACAGGGGTTTATCTGGCGAGTAGACGACCTTGCTGGGACCTTTGATCTGGACTTCGTGGGCGTAGCGGTTGGCCTTGTAGGTTTTCACCGTGAGTACAGGGTTTGTCTCCCCGTTCTTGGTGTTGGCCCGGACAACGTGCTGGTTAACGTGGATGATGGTTTTCAAAATAAAGCGTCTGGTAGGTTAGACAGGTCGATTTTGGGCGGGCGGTGGCGTTTGACCTTGACGACCACGTGCGGGTAGGGCGGTTCGACCCATACCCAGCGGATCACAATGCCTTCGTCGTCGAGGATTCCGTATTTAAGGAGCATGCTTGATATCCCGATTTGTAGCCTTCGTAATGCGCGAGCCATGTTCCGGCATGCGCGAGCTTGGTCATAGGCTTGTGGTTGAGCTTTTTAAGTTGGGCGGTGAGCGTGGCCATACGCTCATGGGCGTAGGTTGCGGCTTCCAGGTGCAGCTTCTCGGAGTCAGTCATAGCCAACTCCCTTGCAAAACATATTTTTTCTTACCCTTTTCCCACACATCAATCTGTCGTTCTTTGAGTTTTAAACGCTTAGCGTAGTACCGCGCACGACCTAAATGTTTGGTTGCAATAAAGTTTCTGCCGCCGCCTTTGGGGTAATCAATCCAACGACAACATACGTAGTACAGTTTCTTAGACCAACAGTGCTTCATGTGTTCTTCTCTTTTAGTTTGTCTGCGGCTAACATAAGCAAATGAATGCAATCAGTCTTGTCCATATAGGTAGCTGATTCATACAGTTCTTCCATCTCTTCCTGCGTCAGCCCGACCCACTGGCGCTGTGGTGGGGTGGCGCAAGCCTCCCGCTCATGCGCGGCAACAAGGTTGGCAAACTTTTCTTGGTCAAAATGAACTCCGTCTAGTCTTCTATCCCAACATTGTTCAGCCAATTCTTTGATTCGTTCGTTCATGCCTCGCCCCTTATCATTTGGACGTCCGTGAAGCGTGTTGCACGGCCCGGGCAAAAGCGTAGATATCTCCGTCGACCACGGTGAGTCCGTACTCGGTGATGAGCTTGTTGATATCCGACTCTGTCAGGTCGAATGTTTCCTGCGGGATGACGTAGTTGGGCTTATTGCCGGAAAAGGTTTTGACTGGCTTTGACATCTGGCCAGCCAGGTATGCGGCTTTAAGGACATCCTGTTGATTGCCAATACGCAATAGCTGTTGTTGAAGACCAGCAACAATTGCTTTCAGCGTTTTAATCTCTTCGATTAACTCGTTCACTCTTCTTTCTCCTAGTTAAAAAACGGAGCGGGGACCTCCCCGCTCCACCCTCGCAAACCTAATTACTGGTCGGTCTGCTCGTCTTCTACGCCTTCGCCCTCTTCAGCTTCAGCGTCTTCGCCATCTTCCCCGTATTCTTCGCCATCTTCCGCGTCGTCTGAGCCAAACTCATACTCGCTTTCGATGCGCTCAGAGTAAATCTTGACGGTGTCCTTGTGGTTGATGCCGTCCACAAAGTCCTGCAAGCTTGCCATATCGACGTCTTGGACGTCCGCTTCAAATGTGATTGTGACCTTCATCCCAAACTCCAAAAATTATGCCGGATCGGCTTTATTAGGATCGCAGATGAATGTTGCAGTCACATATCAGACGTGACATCCAGCTTACGATAGTAGCGATCCGCCTCTTCCCAAGCTTTGCGGAGTTCATCTGACCAGGGTAGGTCATGCTGAATCAAAAAGTCACTAAGGACTAGCCCTAGTGTCTCTACAGGATTGTAGTTAACCTTGATTGTGTTAGGGGTAACGCCGGAACGTGGTCGCATGTCAGTCCTTTTTGGTGTCGTGGTTAAAGCCCTCGGGGCGTTTACGAAGGAAGCACGGCTCGCACTTCCAACGAAACCCTTTGCCGGGGGCAAGCGTCACTTTATAGGTGCCAGGCATGCGCATGCAAACCTGACACATTGGCGCAGCTTTGACGGCTTCCATTTATTGGACACCCTCTCGTTGCACAGGCGTCCAGCCAAACTTGCGCCACGTCCTAGTCACGTCCGTGTCTGAGGACGGGTAGTAAATGAAGTCCGGATGACCAATTGGTGTGATTGGAATGGCCTTGGACATGTACCGGACCGTGGGTTGATACTCAAAGATATCCCAGTCTAAGTCGTCCTGGCTATCTTCTGTGATATCACGGGTGATGTCATCGAATAGGTTCATGTGTTATTCCTCGTTTAGGTTATTTAACGTATTCAGGCAACGTGTTAAGTAATTAAACTTTGCCCCAACCCCAAACCCTGAGCATTTCATCGAGCTTAATGATGTAGTGCTTGCATTTCTGAGAGTCGACATCTCCGCGTTGCACTTGGCGCATCGAATACTTGATGATGTTGCCCTTCAAAAAGCCAATGAACTCAGTCTGCGTGAGCGTGGCTTCAATGACGTCCCATGGCGGTACTCCCATGTCTTTGTAATGATTGCCGCCGACTTGGTAGTCGTCCGCTTTGATTGGCTCGCTGACTACGGGGGTGACTTCAGGGGTCACTTCGGGGGTGACAATCGGATCAGCCGGAATGTTGTAACGGTTTTGGGCTTTAAAGGTCAATTTAACCTTGGGCCGTGGTTTTTTGATCTTCATAATCTTCTCTTTGACCAGCTCATTGCGAAGCTTATAGACGCGAGCGGGCGGGATGCCGAAAAGATCACGGATTTCTCCGGGTGTCATCTTGGGGTTGCCCCTCCAGTATTCCTTAGCGGCAATCGTGGAAGGAAGGCGGGGTCTGGTTTTACGCATCGGATCTCTCCTTGTTGGTGAGTACAAAATTGACGAACTCTTCGCCCAGTTCGTCATAGGGCAGGGACTGAAATTTCTTGGCTATCTGGTCTGTCGCGCTGTTCCAGGCCGCGGTCCATACTTCGTAGGACCAGCCGCCGTCGTCCTCGAAAGCGCGGGGCCCAATAAAATCCTGGAAGCTTCGCCACATCGGTGTTTCCACGGCGCAGATCGGCTTTGAGCTCCTTATTGATTTTGTGGAGAACTTCGGCTTTCTTTTTTTTCTTCCACTCGGCAATTTCTTGTTTAGCAAGTTCATATTGAATGATTTTTTTACCTTGGGGGTCTGCGCGGAATACTGCCGCTTGATAGGCGGTGTAAAGATGGTTATAGGCAATGTTGTGCTCTGTCCATAGTTCCTTCCAGTTTTGCATGGACTCAATCGCCGAGACGGCTTCAAGCAAAATCTTCTGCAGATCTCCTTTGCGTTGGAGGTTGGCGAAGTGCTTCAGACGAAGCGTGATGTCTGGGCTGCTCATAAGTTCTCAGCAATCTCGTCTTCCAACAAAAAGATCTCCGACTCGTTCAAAGCACGAAGGATGTCGATGCGGCCCTTACCTGACTTTGACTTTTTAGAAGTCGCGTCGAGGTAGACCGCTTTGATCTCAATCTGAGATGGCAGCCCGTTTTCCGCGGGCAGCACCTCAAAATCGATATCGACGGATAACTGGATTGTTGTTGGGAACATCGCTCTCCTTTCTAACTGGTTCGTGGGCCGTGGCCCGTGCTTCTTGAATGATGCGGTCAAATTCTTCGTCAATGTACCCGTGCAAGATCTTGCCCATGGCAAGCTCACGGAACTCAGCGATTTCTTTAAGCTTGACGTACTGCTCCAGCCTAATCATCACCGACATCCAAGGCTTGTCCCTGGCTGATGGAGGCAGTGCCGTCGTGTTTCGTCTTGTGACCAACGTGATCTCCTTTCTCAGTGGGGAAACTGTACCGTATTTCTACGGGTAGTGCAAGCAAAACAAAAAAATGCCGAGCCGCGTTAGCGTAGCCCGGCAAACTGGGAGAACCCAGACGAGGAGATCAGGGCCATTATACCGCTTGTCCCCAGGATGGTCCAATCTCCACATCCGCTTTCGATGGGACTTCCAGCTTGACGGCTTGGGCCATGATCCGTGCGGCTTCTTCCGCTTGAGCTTTGTCCTTAACGCTTAGAGCGACCTCGTCATGCACCTGCAGGAGAACCCTGAAACCGGCCTTGTGTAGCGCCACCATAGCAGCCTTTGTCTGGTCAGCGGCAGAGCCTTGGATTAGGCGGTTCAAGCCTTTGTAGGTCCCGGCACGCTTGATCCGTTGGCCGTATTCGATGATTGCCTGCTCCCGCGGCAGGGCTTTGTTGACGCCCCATTCGCTGGGCTCCCAGAGTGGGAAGCGGCACTTGCGGCCCAAGAGCGTGCGGATCGAACCGGAGGACGCGGGATGCTCGATGCGCTTCATGACCGCGTTGACGGTGCCCTTGAGAAACGGAACATTTTGATGGAAGTTATCAATAAGTTCCGACGCTTCCGTAATCGGCAGGTCCAGTTGGACGGCGAGCTTGTTCTTGCCCATGCCGTACATCAGCCCCAGGCCGATTGTCTTAGCAGACTTGCGGTCGATCTTTGCCATGTCCGCAACCATCTGGTGGAAATCCGTGTTGGGGTTCTCGCGATAGGCGTTGGCCATGGTTTCCGCTCCAGGCAACTCTAATAGCGTTGCATAGTGGACCAGGAGCCGTGGTTCTTGGGACGAGAAGTCATTTGCTGCCCACAGCTCGCCTTCTTCCGGCAGGAAGAGACTACGCACCATCGGCCCAATGATCTCGTGCCTGGCGGGCACTTGTTGCAGGTTTGGACTGGCCATAGATAGGCGACCCGTAACGGTTCCGCCATCGTCAGAGCGCATCTGATTGACATGCGGATGGACGCGCCCAGTCTTGGCGGAGAACTCAAGGTAAGGACGCAGGAACGTGCCGTGCGTCTTGTTCGTCTCTCGCGCTTCCACAATCATTTTTGCAATTGGATGAGGGCAGCTGTCCAAAAAACCTTTTGTAAAGCTAGGCAGCCCATTCTCTGTCTTGCCGTATGGCACGCCCAGTTTGTCAAACGCAACCGCAATGCTCTGCGCGGCCCAGATGTCGATAGATGCTCCCGAAAGACGCTTAAGCTCCTTAATCAGCTCTTGCTCGCGCTTAACTAGCTGATCAATCAACTGCTCCGCCTTAACGCGGTCAAAACGAATGCCTTTATAGGTCATGTCGAGCAGCACCGGAAAGACCTCGGTCTCCACGTTAAAGATCGACTCCACCTCCTCCTTTTTGAGCAGAGGCTTAAAACATTGCCAGAGCTTAAGTGTGAGCGCAGCATCTTGCTCTGCGTACTCCCCGACATACATTGCAGGCAGCTTCCACAATTCTTTCTTAGGGTGTACGCCAAAATCTCCTGCAGCCTGCTTCAGATTGGCTTCTGACTTTGCTTCCTGCAGATAGTCAAAGCCCAAGGCGTTGAGCGAAAAAGAGAAGCGGTTCTCATCAAGCAACGGCGCGGCGAGCATAGTGTCTATGATTCGGCCGTTGACCTCGAACCCTGATGCACGTAGCCAGCCTAAGTCATAGGCAGCGTTGTGCATGACCTTGTCTGCTGGTGTTTTTAAGACGTCAGTAAGCCAGCGATGGACGATACGTTTGTCAAGATTTCCCCCACCTGCGTGCGCAATCGGGAAGTAACCGGACCAACCATCGACCGCCAGTGCATATCCAACAATGAACCCATCATTACGTGGCCAGCCTGGACCAAATGACTCCATGTTCGGGTCACAAGTTTCCAAGTCAATGGCAATTTCTTTTGCATTCGATAGGTTTGGAAAAGACTGGGGAGGCACCCACTCCGTAAGAGCAGGGAACATTGACATCGTTCTCACAGGTGAAAACCTTTCTGCTGGTTCTTAGGAAGCACAATGTGCAACTCTTGTTTTGCCCTAGTTATACCTACGTAAAGTAACCGATTGATGTCGTCCGAATTACGTTCATATTCTTTTGCAAAGCGTGTAGACAGATCGGATAACAACAAGACTTTATCCGCCTCTCCGCCCTTAGCTCCGTGGATCGTGGAGAGCTTGATAGGAATCTTGCCGGTGATCTTCATGCCACGTCGCAACATAGCAATGATGTAGTCTCGCCTCTCTTCGCCGATCTTGGTCAGGGCCTTGTGCCAGATTTCATCGGTAAGCAATCCATGCTTTTCTACAAGCGTAGCCATGGTGTAGAACTGATCTTCTGACGCCCCCTTGAGGCCTTTGAAGCCGTGCTTCACAAAACTTGAATCAAGGTACTTGTAGATTGCTTTGACAGTTGTGAATGGTACGGGGTTGCCTCGCCGCAAAGACTCCCATCCAGTGACCGCGGAGAGAATAGATTCGGAGATGCTCCGTTGTCCGTGACGCTCAAACAAGAGTCCTTGGCTCTTGATCCATGAGTGCATGTCCGTGAGCAAATAGTTCGTGGCGGCCAGGATGAGCCAGTCGCCAGCTGTGATGTCTACGTGGGTGAAATCGTTGTAGTACTGGACCGATCCCTCTTCTTGGCGTGGGTTCCAAGTTTTGGGCTGCCGCTCGCGGATGCGATTGACGACAGTATTGGCCAGTGCATGCACTTTTGCAGGCACCCGATAAGACTGTTCGAGGATGGTGATTTTGCCGGTCAGGTTTAAAAAACTTTTGACGTCGGCACCCGCCCAGGTGTACACCGCCTGATCATCATCCCCGGCTAAAAAAACTCGGTCAGACCGATCTGCGAGCGCCATGACCACGGCCCATTGCAGCCGGGAAAGGTCTTGCGCCTCATCAATAATCAGCACCTCCAGCCGCGGCAAAAGCTCGACCGACTCGACAACCCGCTCTAACAGATCGGTAAAGTCCATCAGATCGTGCGAGTCTTTGTAGTGCCGGTAGGCCCGTTCGACGTACTCGAAGTGGAACCATTCGATCTGCATAGCACTCTGGTTGTAGTGCGTGCGCAGATCAAGGCCCTTGATCCGTGCGATGTTGATCTCGTTCAGGATGGGGTTGTCCACCTTGACCATGAAATCTTCTTCGCCGTTGTCTATGCCGATCTCAATCCCAGCTTCGACGGCAAAGGACTTGTAGTCTATAGGAGACATCATGTCCTGTGACCTAACGCCTAAGCAGCGGTAGGCAAGGCTATGTAGTGTCCTGAACCACGGAAAATCCGTATCGCGATTGAGATCTGGAAACTTGATAATTGCCCGATCCCTGGCCTCAGTAGACGCTTTCTTGGTAAAGCTGAAATACCCGATTTTCTGTGGAGATACCCCATTCGCCAGCTCAAGGTCGACAATGTCCAGTAAGAACGTCGTCTTCCCTGAGCCAGGTGGCCCAAAGATTTTTTCAATTTTCATCAAGGAGCTCCTCGGGCACTGGCCAGAGGACGATAGGCGTGGAGTCGCCCATATACGCGCACAGGATGTTGAAGTCCATGTACTCCAAAGCACCCTCTCGGCTCATGCCGTTCTCTTCCATCTTGTCGAGCATCTTCTCGCCGTCGTAGATCAGGCGGTCGACCAGCATGTTGCCGTGCCACGTCTGGCCAATCCCAATCACGCAATCATCGTAGTCATCAATCTTCAGGATTTCAGGTTCATCGCTCAAAATGGACTCCGTTTTTTCTGTTCAGGGGTTTCAAAAGGTGCAGACTGCTTCACAAAGCCGGGTAGTTTCCAGCAACGTGTTGCGCGGTTCTTGAGAAATAGACTGATAGGTTCTCCTCCTAAATCACGTAGCCGTTGCGCCATCTTGGGCGCGGTCAGGCCTTGAAAATTATTGCGTTTGAGGTGCGCTTCGAGATCCTTCATGCGGAAGTAGATCCGTCCCTCTTCGTCATCTGTCCAGGGACGTCCGAGTAGGATCTCATCGCGGTCCATCGCCTGCTGCAGGTGCGTACAAAACTCCTCCAACAAGTCCATGAACCTGCCGGTAATGCTGGTGTCCTCGGATGCTTCTGTAATTTGCTCTGTCTCGACCATCTCTTTCAGAAGCGCATTCAAAAGCTGTTCCCAATCCTGTTTCCGTAACGTCGGTGGCAGCACGTTGATCTTGTCCACGCACGCTTTCTGGAACAGGGATTGGTTGTATAGGTGATCGGTATCGATCTCGATCCGTTTGCCATTGATG